ATGCTCGTACTCGATTCTTTATTAGCTACCTATACCACCCGCCCTGCCTACTATGTTCGCTTTGGCAACCACGGTTGCCTGTTCGATCTGCGTATCAACGATGTCTATACCGAGAAGATGACTTACCCCGGCCGCATCGGAAGCACGATAGAACCCATCAATACCGAAATCTTACGCAGCGGCACCAACAAAGTAAGCTTGCGTATCTACCCATTCCCCGGCGAGCAGGTAATAACCGAACAAAAGCCGTTTCACCTCGAGATTATTTACAAAGACTTTGCCCTTCCCGCAGGCAAGCGCCCCTGGCATAGTGTATTGCAAATGCCTGCAATCACCGTCCCTGCAGAAGGCTTGCCGTATTACGAGTACGAAGCCGAATTTGAAGCTGAAGTACCCTATCAGGTAACTGGTTGGAGCGATTGCATCGATCTACGCAAAGTACCCAATATTGAGCAAAAGCTAGTAACAGAGTTTAAACGCATCCGCCAGCTGATGGTCGACCACAAGTTTGAAGATCTACGAAAAATGCTCGAAACCAAGCATTACGATATAGGTGTACCCCTCTATCAGTCCTCAGCATATAGGGAAGAGCTTTGGGAAGAATACATTGCCGATATAAAAGAAGCCGAAGCTGACGAATGGCAGCCTATCGAAGACTACGAGCTGGTGTTTTATGCCGATGGCAGACTGGTAACCCTTGAATCAAAGAAGAAAAAAGGTTTTCCGAGTGCCATTGTTTGGATAAAGAGTGGTGGGGGACGTTACCGATATTGCTATTTTGACATGCGTTTAGGCATACGCAAAGGCACCGACAAGTTTGTTCCGATACGCTAATGATTCGATGATTATGACAAAATACAGTATTGTACTATTTCTTTTTCTGAGCATCTTCACAGCTGGCAGTTGTCAGCAGCAGACAGATCGTTCATCCGCCCCCCTCGTCGTACTCGATTCTTTATTGGCTACCTATACCACCCGCCCTGTCTACTATGTTCGCTTTGGCAACCACGGTTGCCTGTTTGATTTGCGCATCAACGATGTCTATACCGAGAAGATGACCTACCCTAGCCGCATCGGAGGCACGATAAAACCCATCAATACCGAAATCTTACGCAGCGGCACCAACAAAGTAAGTTTGCGTATCTACCCATTCCCTGGCGAGCAGGCAATAACCGAGCAAAAGCCGTTTCACCTCGAGATTATTTACAAAGACTTTGCCCTTCCCGCAGGCAAGCGCCCTTGGCATAGCGTATTGCAAATGCCTGCAATCACCGTTCCTGCAGAAGGCTTGCCGTATTACGAGTACGAAGCCGAGTTTGAAGCTGAAGTACCCTATCAGGTAAGCGGTTGGAGCGATTGCATCGATCTACGCAAAGTACCCAATATTGAGCAAAAGGTAGTAGCAGAATTTAAACGCATCCGCCAACTGATGGTCGACCACAAATTTGAAGAAATCAGAGCAATGAACCAGTTTAAAAATTACGATATAGCTGTACCCCTCTATCAATCGTCAGCATACGAATGGAAGCTTTGGGAAGAATACATTGCCGATATAAAAGAAGCCGAAGCTGACGAATGGCAGCCTATCGAAGACTACGAGCTGGTGTTTTATGCCGATGGCAGATTGGTAACCCTTGAGTCAAAAAAAGAACGTGGTTTTCCGAGTGCTTTGGGGTGGATTAAATACAGTGAGGATACTTACCGATATTGTTATTTTGACATGCGTTTAGGCATACGCAAAGGCACCGACAAGTTTGTTCCGATACGCTAATGATTCGATGATTATGACAAAATACAGTATTGTACTATTTCTTTTTCTGAGCATCTTCACAGCTGGCAGTTGTCAGCAGCAGGCAGATCGTTCATCCGCCCCCCTCGTCGTCCTCGATTCTTTATTGGCTACCTATACTACCCGCCCTGCCTACTATTTATTATTGCCAAAACCACTTGTACACTAACCTAAAACCATTTGTACATAAAAAATTGAGACCGCAACAAGTTGTATAGCCCTCAAACCTACCTAAAAACGCACACGCCACCAAATGTAGAAAGTCTCATCACTGTGAGACTTTCTACATTTAAAGGTCATTTAAATACTATTTTAATACATTCATCGCATATGGCAATATACGCTCTGCCATTGCTTCCATACCAGCATCTCCCGCGTGATTGGCAACACCCGCATGTGTTATTTCGTGCCACACACCATCGTCGCCTAATACAAGCGTGCCAATAGCTGACTTGTATTCTGCCTTGTCGAGGTCTTGAAAATCGATAAAAGGAATGTTACCGAAAGAGTCAACGGCCGCCTTTAATTTGGCTTGTTTGGCTTGGTGTGTCAAAAACACACCGCCGAAAATAATCGGAACATTTGGCACTTTGCCTCGTATATAATTGATAAGCGTTTTCGTATCTTCCGTCAATGTGGATGTATTCGGATTATTTTCACCTATTCTTATTATCACCAACTCGGTGTCGGGTTGCAAATAAGGGTTAATCCGTGAGTAATCGAAGTTAGCAGCATTTAATTCCCAGCCCTCATTACCATTTATATTTTCGGCGATCGAGCAAGGAGAAATAGTCGCTAAAACTCCTTTACTCATTAACTTTTCCATTAATTGGTGAACCCAATCCTTCTCTTTGCGGGTTGCCGCCATACCACAAAGCGACCACCACAAGCCCGCCATAATAGGGTGTACATCGAAGCTATTACCAAAAACGGATACCTTTTTAGATGCTACTTTTTGCCATGCTGTTTGCCCGTTGTTGTCAATGGTTTGCTTCCATCGTGTGCCGTCGGGCGACAGCATGTAAAGATCATTAAATGTAAGCCCATTTACTGTTGTCTCGATATTAGATAATTGCACTTGCACCTCCGACAATTCTTTTTTTGAAGCTAAAGAACTTGTTATTATCCGCTTGCCCTCGATCTCGTACTTGAATATAATCTCGTCGGCCTCAACATTCAACTGAATGTCATTTGCGACACTTTCTAAGTGTATGCCGTCGGTGTTATAGCCTACGCTCAACGCTGTTTTAAAAAATAATCGTTGATTGTCTGACAAAGCGATGTTTGGGAAGTGAATTTCAGACAGCCCCGCCGCTGGAATATTAACCGTATATTCTTCATCAACAATAGCCCAGTTTCTTTGGTCAATTATCCCGACTCCTATTTTTATTTCGCCCGCCGTTTCGGTGTCAATCCAAAGGCGTTTTACATTGCCATTGAAAGAGAAAGGCGAGGCGTTGAAAGTTACCGATTTATCGGGGTTCATTGCCTTATATCCACTTGTCGGGGCTATTAAGCCTTGATAAAACAAGCCTTTTGCATAGCCGTGTACATTTACATCGACATCGGTTGTCGGGTTTGATTTCAAAGTATAGGATAACCCGACCCATCCTTTCATATTAGTACCCGCAAAAGCGGCATAAGGAACTGGAAACTGCAAAAAACGACAATCAAAATCTTGATGATTGATTCTAAAACCGAATTTTGAAGTATCTTTATAAAAGCCGAGATATTGACCTTTTAAGCCGTGCATCGAAGCATCAGCCGTCCAAAGCCCCGCATGGTCTGACTTCATTACGACTCTGTCAACTTCGTATAATTTACCATCTACCAACTCGCCTAAAACGACGTGTATATCCGTGTTTGGTTGGACATTCGCCGTAAGCGATGTTATTTCACCGCTTGACGGTAATTGTAAGAGCGAGGCGGTTGTCAACACATCAGCCCCACCTTCTCCAAAACCGGCACTTGCCCGAATCAGTTTATCAGACATCACAGTCCCTTTTACGCTTTCAAAAGCAACACTTTCCACTTTATTAGATACTGTATCTATATGCGTTACATCGTTAGGGGTGATAAGGGCATAAGCCATTACCGCGTCGTATTGCTCAGATAAACCGCCGTTATTTAGATTTATCACATACATTTTTGGCTTTAGCGTTTCGGGCTCATCTGTTTTATAATACACATTGCCATTTAAGCCGAATCGTTCGTAAGGCTGCAATTTTATAGGATTGTCGAATAAAATATCTTGTATTGTCGCCTCACCCTCTGGCTGGTCTATTGTTGTAATAAATTCGTAAGATTTTGCACGTATGTTGACTTTATACAGATTAAATTTTCCTTTGTTCCGCACTTTGAGCCGTAAGCCTAAAATCGTTTCGGCATAATAATCTATACACCAAATATACGAGGTAAAGTTGTCTGTAAACTTATTCGTGTTAGACAATGGGAATGCGGGCTGATAGGTTAATTGTTGCTTAACCTTAATTAAATCGGGCTCTACGACAACATCGGACGGGAAAGCGGTTAAACCCGTATCAGCCCAAGACTTTGTACCGTCATCTTTAACTTCACATTGCCAAATCGTGCCCGTTGCTGTTACTTTTGCCGCCCATCCCGTTTTTGCGTCGGGATATGTGGTATATAAAGCAGCTGAGGTCGGCACTTCGGGTTTATATATAAGGCTCGCCCCTACGTTCGCAAGGTCGCCCTTACTTGCTTTATCATTCAATGCGTCATTCAACCCCAACACTTGAGATTGTGGCAAACGCTCCGATTTATGCCAAAATGAACCCCATGTTTGTTTATATTGGTCTTCAGTAGGATAAAAACCTCTTTTAAACCATCCAAATATTTGTTCTAAACTTGCCATTGCTTATTGTTTTATTTTCATTATATATGCCACCGTAAAGAATGGAGGTCTATTTTCGTGAGCCTCGTTTTTACCCACTTTTCTTATGGTTGCCTCTTCCCATTGTGGTGCTGTCATTCCTCCTACACGATACTCTGCATCTGGTGTTTTATCATCTATTGACCCCGGAGTATTTGTTGCATCAACATCGGCTGCCCTAGCTGATAGTTTATTAAAGGATGTACGGTCTCTATCTGTATGGTCATGTTCGGGTAATTCGTCAACTGATAGTTGGACTTTTTCTTTTCCTCCTTTTTTTCCAATTGCGTTATAATCATCTGTTTGGTTATCATAACCGACAACAAATAACTTTCTCATATCGGGCAAAGCAAATCCCGTCAAACCATCACTACCATGGATAGTACCTATGACTGTATGTAGTTCTTTGTAATCTTCAATTGATAGCATTTCACCATTACAAAGTTTATAATTGGAGGGTATCTTATCTAAATAACCGACCCACATTTCAATTACTCCCAGCGGTGTACCTTTGATTGATTCGATACGTTTTTCCAATTCGGTATTCGTCAATACTTGTTTGAAGTCGCCCCAATTGTATGGTCCATTGTCCGAAAAAACGACACTGCGTTTTGTCCTAGCTTCGGGATATTCCACTCCAAAAGCCATCAATGTTTCTTTTACCTCCTTGATAGTGAGTTTATCTTTTTTATTGCCACCCTCGAAATTATAGGGCATACCATCAATCACAATAATGCCGTCACTGACCACACCCGCACGGTCAACACAACCCGACATTATATAATTCTCACCTCCGAGTTTTGCAGCTGCCGTGCCTCCCATCTTGGCAATGCCCTGCAACATATCCATCGTTTGCGAGGTATTCGGAAAATCTGCTTTGCCTAAAAAATTGATGCTATCCATTTATTATAATGTATTTTGTAGATGCTAGTTTATTATTATTTACAAGTGCCTCCACTTGGTTTCTGTCATTATTTGAAAGTATATACCCAACAGGAAAAATAATCTCAAAATCTGCATTATTTGCTCCTATTTGCCAATCTTTATTGAGCATATAGAGTTTGAATGTTTCGAGTTGGGTTTCATCATATATCATATTCGGTTTATTGGCCTGGTCCTGCCACAATAAATAATAATCTTTATTCAATGATGCCGTCCTAACTTTGATACGCCGCTCGTAATAATCGAAATAATCATTGAGTTTTGCTCTCATATAACATATTTGAGAATTTACCGATGTATCAATAGAGTAACGATATGCTCCAAAATCTTCATTCATTATCTCCAATGGTCGCATAAATGCAGCCATAAAAGCAATAATTGTCTTTTGACGAATAATGAAAGGCAAAAGGAGCAAAGCCACCCGTGAATAACTGATATTATATATATTCTTCATGAGCTATAAAGTTTAATATCAAGTTTTCATCCGTTATTGCGTAATAACCTGCATGTGGCACACTTCGTGCATTGATGGGTCTAAATTCGGTATATGTGCCATATTTTGATGCTGCCGATATCAATTCGGCTTGCTCAACCCCGGACACATTTTGCAACACATCTATGAGTGATTGATTGGTATATAAACCATTGAAAGAAAGATTGCTTAGATAATTTCGGATCGCTTCTTGTGCCGGTTGTGTATTCATACCGTCCAATCGTTGGCCCTCACTATCCAATACCAAAGCATCATAATAAATATCTATTTCCAAACGCATTTGGTCAGCTGGTGCATTTATTATCTCAATTCGCACACCCGCATCGGCGACTTCCTCATTTAAATAGGATTTAAACGCAATTAATTGATTATTATTCAAGGGTTGTTTTACACCGTTTTGCTCAGTTGCAATCTTTACATACAATATGCTTTTGTCCTTGGGTTGCATGGCAGCTGCAAATTTGACTATTCGTGATGCTTCGATTTGTGCCTCTGCCAACCCCGTATTGTCGTAATAATCTGAATCGGTAACAAGGGTTCGTCCAAATTGAAATCGTTTGGCCATCATGGCATACCATTGGTTTTTATGGGCTTTATTGTTATACAAAGTTTCGGAGATATCCTTTTTATGTTGGTCAAAAAGTTGGAAACTAAGCCATACGGCTGTTGCTACAATAAAAAACCAAATACTTTCTATTGTTACCGCTGGGAAACGTTCATCAAAGGTGTGCCCGTCCTTTATCTCATATTTTTCTATAATAACGGGGTCAGCCATAAAAGCATCCGTCATTGTTTTTTTTACCTCTGCAATAGTCATGATACAATATTGTTTTCTTCAATAGCCATATACCCGATACCCGACAATGTCAATATTTCTTGACCCGAAAATGTGGCGGGTCTTATGTTTTTTACTCTGTAATAGTCAATTATTTGTTCATCCTTTGACTCATCTGCATTCATGTCATGTCCGGGCAATATCTCACCCGTGATGCTTAACTCGTTGTTCAGAGCCAAAGCAAACACCGATTCCACAGACCCACCCATTTGGATAGCGAGGTCAAACAAACTTTGTTGTATTACAGTTTTTGTTTTCATTTCAATAGTTTCTTAATGCCCCATATTGCCCCCCAAATGCCTAAAGCTGTCAAGACAATACCCGATATCAGTTTTTGCCACCAACTGGGTGATGTCGTTATTTCTTCATTTTGTTCGTTTTGGGTCTTGATATGTTGCTTGCCCTTATCTTCAATATTCAGTTCCTCCGATTGTGATGTTTCCGATTCCGTATTTTCTTTTATATCCTCCTCGGTTTCTTTGGTTAGGTCCACATTTGTTTCCTCCTTGATGGGAGGTTTGCCCGTTTCGGGGTCAATGGGTTTATCCGTGTCATATTTTACTTGATTGACTTTGATATTCAGTTTTTCTCGGATAACCTTTTCCAATGCTTGGCTTATAGCCTCATTCAACTTTGCATCATAGTTTAATTGTAAGTCATTGACTATGTTTTTATCTTCTTTCTGTTTGGTCTGCAATGCTGTATCTTTTGGAGCTTTGCATGAGAAAAAAGCGAGGCAAGCCAATAATATAAATATGTATCTAGTTTTCATAATTCTGCTTTTACGTTGAAACTTGGGCATGCTTTATTTGCAAATTCATTGTGTCCATGAATCGTTGCATTTGGGTGTTTTTGTTGAAGTTCCACCACCAATTCTCGCAATGCTTTCTTTTGAGCATCGGTGCGGGTATCTTTCGGCGTTTTCCCGTCAGCGGCACACCCTCCGACATAAGCAATACCAATCGAATTTTTATTTTGTCCGAGTGTATGTGCTCCTATTCGTTCAATTGGTCGCCCCTCATGTACCGAGCCATCCAAATAAATAACATAATGATACCCGATATCGGACCATCCGCGACCACCTTTTGAGGTTGGCAGGGTATGCCATTGTCTCACATCAGTAACGGTAAAATGTTTGCCCTCGGGCGTCGCCAAACAATGGATTATTATTTTGTCAATTAGTCTCATTAGTCTTTTTTTCTTAGTTTACAATCCAAAACCGTACATTTAAAGCGCTTCATTTGTGATAAATCCTTTTTCACTCGGTTGAGTGCTTCTTCCATATTTGCCACATAGTCACGCATTTTCGACATATTTTCGCGCAAATAATCACATTCGCCGCGTATGTCTTTTATTGTGTCCTGATACACTTCTTGCACCGCTTTCATGGCTTGTGCCTCGGCTTGCCTTTTGGTTGCACGACGTGTCAGTAAATTAGTTCCTCCAACTAATCCGAGAGCTCCAAGGATGGTTTCAAAATTGGAGGAAATGAAAGTCCATAACTCATTCATATACTTTTTCTGTTTATAATTGTCTCAAACTCGGACTTTATCTCATCAAACTTGATACCCACCCGTTCCAAACCTATTTCGATTGTTTTTCGGATTTTCTCTTTATTCTCACGTCCGCGTATCATTCTCACAAGGTTTACACCTGCCAATGGGTCTTCTTTGAGGTCGCCTTGATTCATTGACAATACCATGAAAGCATCTTGCATTTTCCGCTCGCCAATCTTCATTGTACCGCCCTCAATCTTCAAGTCGTTGTCATCATCCAATAAAATGCCTCGTCTCATATTTATTATTCCATTTTACAGGTTTCACAAAACGGTCTGCGACCGCATCAGTGTGTAATTTTAGTATCCTCAATATCCGTTTGTTTGGTTACGATTATTGTTTGCCCCGTCCATGCCGTTATTGCCGTTTTTAGAGCTGCACCGCCATCATTCGGCATCGGCACCCATGTTGAAAATATGTTTTTGAGCAAATTCAAATCTTTTTCCAATACATTTATTTTATTTGTCAGTTCCTTAATCTTTACCAATCCGAAATTGTCGCCACCATTATACACCATGTTTGTGGCTTTTATTTCGACAAGTTCCACGACCTCGGCATTGATAAGAAATGTGACCACTTCTTGCCCGTCAATAACCCCGATTAAGCAAAGCGAATTGATTGCAGGTTTTATATCTATGTATCCAAACCCAAGCATGACATCCAAATATTCCACACCGTCGCCCGTTCCTTTGGCATCCATCGTTTTGTTTTCCCAATCGACCGATACACATTCCACAAATCGGATTTGCGATTGTTTGACACCATCCGCATTTCGTTTTATATTGCTTACTAACTTATCTATTGCATCCATATCAATTTTATATTGTGCGTCAGCCTACAAAGCAGTATGCGACTGTGCTTTATTACCGATGGTTATTTGCTGTCTGATACCCTCCTTTGAAAAGTCTTTTACCACTTTGTCTATATAGTAGGTACCATTCATGTTTTTATAGAATAAGCTGTTGAGCGAAATCTTCATGCCTTGAGTCGCCCTCGGAATGCCGAATAATGTAATGGTGCCGTCAAAACCTTTTGTCTTTTGTAATTCGATTATCCGTTTAGCTCGGACCTCAATTTCGGATTGTGTCAAATACGGCCAGTTCCTTATTTGGGTAGTACCGTTTTTATCTCCAATCTCGAATGTGATATACTTGCCATTCCGTTGCAACGATTTAAATTTTACAAGTATCTTTTCATCGGCCTTGCTCTTTTTATTCAAATTTTCACTCACTGCGTTTCTTTCAAGTAATACCTTGATTGTGTCGCCTCCTTGTGAATTACCATCAACCGAATGCAATACTTTGCCCACGAAATAAGTATAGATGCCAAGCTCTTTCTTTAGATTTTCAAGAATCTCAACGGGTGCCACATTCGTATATCTCACCGTTCCGAGGGGCACATCCGGGCATTCAACCTCATAACCCGGCGCAATTTCTTTTAGCAGGTCTTTTAATGTGATACCCTTTTTGCTTATCGTTACCGCACCGCGTTTCAACTTAAACATTTCGTCCTCACATTTTATGCGATACGGCACACCATCGGCAACGTCTGATATATAGCCCTCAAACTCGGTTGGGATCTCACCCACACCATATCCGAATTTGATTGTCACGGGGTCGCCCAGTTCAAAGAGTTTGTCCGCCTCGATGCGGTCAAAATCCCGCACATTCCTCGGCAGCACAATTTCAGCCGTACCCGTAAATTCTTGCCAACTTTTTTCGACATGAATTTCCGATACCCGCCGCATACTAAAACCAATACGTCCGCGCGATTCATGGAATATTATTTCGGCTGCCATTATCAAAGCACTCATTGCAAATACAATTCAATCGGTTCATCACTCACTAGTTCAATTTGAAAGGGTATAGCATTCCAGCGGCCAACAATAGGCTGAACCGATATCGAATTTATCACCACACTATAAATACCTTTGCCTCCGAAAATTGAGCCTTGTATCCCTATGGTATCGCAAACCTCCGCCCATCTGCATAATGTCTCTATTTGCTCACGTGCGGTTGTACCCGTACCATTTCGGTTTTCAATGGCAATACCTCTTATTGTTATATCCCAATCTCCAAGGCCGTACAGTTCTTTCACGGTACCCACACCTCCCAACACTTCCGTTTTTGTGATGTTTTTGGTACGGTTAAACTCAGCAATACATGAATAGGGCAATGTGTAATCTCCAAAGCGGCTTTTTCTTATGCTTCCGTCTTTTCGTTCATACATATTGTACTCGCCACCCTCAAATAACATTGTGCCAAATACGGGTGTGCCAAATTCGGATGTATCGTCTTTCTCATCCCTTTCTTGCAATAATTGCAAATTCGGGTATTCGTCCGCTTCATAAGGCACATTTTTGCCCCATGGAATATAAATCGGCATGTTTATACCGAATATGCTGCGGATAGCATCCGCAACGAATAAGCCCTTATTTCTATCTACTGCATCCATATAATTATCCAACTACCGCTAAACTATCCGACAATCGGTTATTTATCTCACTGGCCACCGCTTCCGCCATTTCTTTAGTACCCTTAAATCCGTTGAAATTGTTAGTAATATTCATTACAATGCTTTTACCACTACCACCGCCTGCACCTCCCAATTTCACACCGTCTTTATCTCCTTTGCCACCTTTTCCACCCTTACCACCGCCAACGATAGTCGAACCTGTCGGCGTTGCTCCTCCATTCTGAAAGGTTGCCAATGGTCCTTGTGCCGATACGGGGTCATCACTGGGTTTATCTGATTCGGGGTCTTTGAGATCAAAACCTTTTCGTAATTCTGCAATTTGCTCGGCACCCATCGTTGCATATTTCCCAATACCCGGAATACTGCTTAATATTTCTAATAATTGTTGTACCGGGTAAAGGATAGTATCAAGCAAAACAATACCGATGCGTTTGATTGCTCCAATAATACCGTCCGATTCAAAAGCCTCTACCACACTATCCCAATTGCGTTTGAGTGCCATTATCGCATTAATGACCCATCCAATCGGTCCCATCAGCATGAGGAGCGATGCCCCAAAATCTTCATAATAGACAATTGCCGTTGTTATTATCGCTATCAATGCCGCAATGCCCGTAATGATAAGTCCAATCGGGTTTGAAGCCATGGCAATATTAAAAAGCCATTGTGCGGCGGTCTGTATCCTTGTTACAATTGACAGAGAGCGAATAAAACCAATCAATTGTTGCATCCCAACCACGGCAGCCGCCATGTTTGCAATGGTAAATGCCACCGTGCCAAGTCCACTTATAAAAGGGGTCAGACTGCCTGCCACATCAAAGAACCCGATTTTGAGATTGTCGAGCCATGCACTCATGCGCCCCATTTTTTCGGCTTGGCTATCCATGATAATATTTGCACTTTCGGTTGCCGCATTGGTGTCGGTTATCTTTTCGGTCATTTCCTCTTGTGCATCTATACTGTTAAGTAGTATATTGGCTGCAGCATCATTTTCGATACCGAATATTTGAGCGATAAGAGTTGCATCTCCTTGTGCTTTCTTCAATTCTCGCAAACGTTCTGTAAATGGGCGGGTCTTATCCGAAACAATATCATAATCAATGCCCAGTTGTTTCAATTTTTCTTGTGCCCGCCGTGGTATGATGTCTATTCCTCCCATCTTGCCCAGCACATTACGCAACGATACACCCGCTTCGGCACCCACTCGCCCCCCTTGGGCAAGTGCCTGCAATGCCGAGTTTGTTTCCTCAAAGGTTACATTTGCATTCTTGGCCGCCACACCTGCATTTTTCAAAGCCTCACCTGTGTCGCCAACCTCCGATGCACCCACGTTACCTGCCGCTGCCATAACGTGCATCATACGTGCCATTTCACTAGCTGCCACTTGTGGATTATTGATATCAACCCCAAATTGGAGCATGGCGGTTGTCAAAGCATCCATTGCACCCACGGCATCGTTTTTCATCAACTTGCTCAATGTAGCCACTGAATCACCCATTGACGACATGGCGTTGTTATCTTCAGCGATTGCAGGTCCGAATCTTGCAATGATTGCCCCGAAACTTTCCAATTGAGCCGAGGCATTGCCCCCAAAATCTTCAGCCAAATCACGTGCGCTCGCCCCTAGCTTGCTCATTTCCTCGTCTGTCATTTGGGTTATAGCTTGCACTTCTTTCAGTTGCACCTCGAATGCCATGCCCGGAGCCATTAAGTTTTCAAATTGTTGGGTCAAATCTCGGATAGCATCCGCCGAGGCTTTCAAGTCCATTGCGGACAGCTTTTTAATCTCTTTGTCCGCATTATTTGCGGCATCACTAATCCCGTCGATAGCATCCGCCGCCTCATTGGCCGAATCCGTCACATCATCAACTGGTGATGATATTTCGTCAATAAACCTCGCTATCCATTCCGTTACTATTGATGCCATCGAAAATAATTTTTGCCGCTTCTAAAACTGCCGTTGTTGTGGCGGCGATTGCTATCTTTTTGTCAATTTCTTTGATGAGTTTATATTTTGCATAGTAGCCACACCACTGGTCATCGTCCAATTCTTTGGGGTCTATCCCGAAAGTATTTTGTATAACTACATCTATTTGCTTTATCTGGTCTTTTTCTAATTCAGCATAGGCCGCCTCTATGCTTTCGTTAAAAAACTTTGACCCTGCTTGACTATTCCTCCCAATTCTTTCAATACACGGGCAAATACAATCCCATCATCCAAGGCCTCCAAATCGCCACCGACCACCATGTTTTTAATTATAATATCATTGGCCTTTGTTAAATTATCTTTATTGGCTGCTATTGCGGATATTGTGGCACGACTGGGGCGACAGACGGCAAACTGGTATTTTTCGCTTTCGTCAATAACGACATCCAGCACATATAATTTACCATGTTTGGCCTGCAATGCTTCAAAGTCGGCTTTCGGCATTTTTAGATTGTCAAAATTGAATGTTGCGACTAATGGGAGGGTCGCTACCATACCCATACCTGCCGTTTGTATATTCGTGGTATCAGCCCCTATGTCTATGCCACAAAAGCCCACGGCTACACATATTATTGCCACGAGGGCGAGAACGATTTTAAAGATGTTACTTGGTTTCATTTTTTACTTGTTATTTTATTTTTACTGATTGATTTTATAGTATGTTCCAGTCAATGTGCGAAACGATAAGCTCAAATTTGGTTGCAATAGACTTATCATTTTGTTTCACCTCCACACTGCGCCCCGTAAACTCACAATTGCGGATTCGGTCTTTATAGATTGCCGTTAGATATTCATAGCTTACTGCAATATCAAAAGGTCCAATATCTGTCAGACGTTTGCCCGGACCTAACGACAATTGAATTGCGTCTACCTCCTCTTTTAAGAGGGTAATTGAACATTTCGCATCATAATTACCCTCACCACGCCCAATTGCAAATTTGCCCGCACCTCGGATATTTTCCTTTTCTACCGAATCATCATAAGACACTTCGGAGATACCCTCCACATCACGCCCCATCATAGACACGGTTACACTGTTCCAACCTGCGACTTTTCCGAATTTGTTTATTAATAATGTTGATATTGCCATTGTATTTTTACTTTTAAATTGATTTAGTAAAGCCCAGGTCAACCTCAAATTCATGCACCACGCCATCGGCCACAAATTGGGCTTTGATGTTGAATGGCTTTGTGGATACGGCCGCTTGTTTCGGATCTATGTAGATGTCGAATGCAGCCACATTGCCCGCCGTTACCATCGGTTCCAAATTCTTGCGTACTCGTCCGTCCCAATCAGTGATAGTGGTATGTTTGATAAACCCAGTTGTTGGGTCAGCCTCTACCTTGGAACGAATGCGAGGTATCAATGTATTTCGGATGATGCGAGCCCCTTTGTTCCAAATTGCATTGCGCTCGATGAAACAATAGTCATTACCGCTTTCCGTACATGTATGAGAGTTTGAAAAGAAATAACCGCCATAGCCAGAGAATGCACCGACATAATTGTAGCCCAGTTCATCCAATTTCTTTTGGTCGGCACCCGATAGTGTGTCAAATGCACGGCCGTTGCTCAATGTTGCTGACAACCACCTCCCTAGTTTTGTGTCTGTCAAAGTATAATCTTGTTCGGCTTTGCGGGCACGCGGTTTTATTTCGATATCAACCGACCCCAAATTTTCGTGAATGGCACGTACCATTAGCATACCCATTGCGCTACCTACGGCCGCATGTTCCTTATATGCTTCATCCAGTGCGGCAATGGCAGGGTCTTGCCCCCATACAACCGATACATTTTCACTGTCAAGGGTTCGCAAATCTGTAAAATCCACAATGTTTTCTTTCAGATATGCCCCTTTGCCCTCCAATGCCACGGCGTCAATGTAGATGTAATCTTTTGCGAGATTATCAACCAACAATTGCATGCCTTGCACTGCCACATCAATGGTCGCATCATCTGTCAGACCTGCAACTCCTATTGTATTGATGCCATTGATTGAGCGTAAAGCCGAAACAAATTCTTCTAAGTTTTTCAACTCACTAACTTTAGTCGCTTTGGGTACCACAATAAGGTGCATACGAGTTTCGGGCGATAAGCGAAAAATCTCGGATAAATGATAGTAGGATAGTTCCTTATTCTCTTTATCCGTTTCGGCTGTAATTCCTCTAACCTCGGCATCTTCTATTTGCAAAAGCTCATAGGCTTTATTCAATTCTAGTTTGTCCGGGATAGCGGCACCACCCACCACGAGAACCGCGACACGGTCGGAGGTTTCACCCCCACCGAGTCCGCCATTCATCTTATTTATATGTGCGCCTATAAAAGTCATTGTTTTTCAGATTTTTCAGCCGCTTTAAGTTTGCCCTCCAATTCTTTGATTTTGGATTCCATCCCAACGACTTTAGTTTCTAATCCCTTTGCCTTATTCTCAGCATTTTTAATTGTGGATTCTTGCTCCTTGGTTTTAGTTTCAAGTTCCTTAACCTTTGCCTCTGATACTGATAGCTTTTCGGCGGTCTCTTTTTCTTTTGTTTCCGCCGTTTTCAACTTGCCCTCAAATTCATCGGCTTTAGCCGTTGCGTCTTTTAGTTTCGTTTCCAGTTCTTTAGCTTGGGCAAGTTCTTTTTGTCCCTTGGCTTTGTCAGCTTCGGTTTTTTCAAGACTTTTTTCATTTTTGCCGTTCTCTTTGGCTTCTCTCTTAAAAGTCTCAACGTCCAAGTCTTTAGAGGCAGCATGATTTTTGGCGTATGCTTCTTCTATGAATGGTTGCCCATCGGTTGTAAAATACACCTTGCCAACTCTCGGATTACGTTTGAAAAAGTCGTTTGCTAATTCTTGTAATTTCTCTTTTTCCATAACTTAAATTTGTTTTAAACGGGATTTAAACGTTAGCCGAAACGATTGCCCCAAATCCATAATCAACAACACGGTCAACCAAACCATAAGTTTGTGTTCTAAACTCCGATGTCGGGTCAGCATTGCGCGTGTCCTCATGTTCATCTTTGTATAGAATTTTCACTTTTTCCAAATGTTTCACCGAGTTAGGTGCATAGAAAAAGACCGATGCTTTTTGGTCAGTAGCCACAAGTACGGCACCAAGTGGTTTTTTAGTTCCAGTGGCATCAAATGCTGGGGTATCATTGTTTTCAAAAAACTTGAATCCCATTACACTGCGAACCTTACCCGTTGCCGTATCAAAGAATATCTCTTTGTTAGAAAAATAGTTTGCCGAATCTCTGTCAAGGATTAAATCCGTTGAATGTTCTGGGCACAAAACCATGTACAAACTATTCATGTTTGGCAAGTTGAGTTTTTTAACTATTTCAAGATATGTTACCAAATCTTTGAAAGTGAGCCTTTTTCTTCCGTTGCCATCATCGGCACCCGTGGTGCGCATTACTGGCATATCGGGGTTCGTTGTATCACTCGGGCATAGTTTGTGCAAAATGTGGTTACGATAACCGATTTTGAACGATTCGGTGTGTTTGATACGAACCTCGGCACGTTTGTCATAAGGCAAAGCGCGTATTTCGGCATCATCAACCTCGGTCGGCGTGGTATCATATTTTTCCCATTCCACAAATACTTTCTCACCATTCATTTTTTGAGGTGTGAACCCTGCCGTGTTGTTTACCAAAAAGCCAACATTGTTAATCAGCTTATTGAATCGGAGGCCGTCAGCGGATACCGCTTTTGTAGGTGCGCCCGGGATAACTCCAACGAAATCATCATTGAAGTTTCTAAATTCTTGTAGAAGTTGTGGTCCTACATATTGGGTCAAATGTTGACCCGGAGTGAGTTTCGCCATATCTTTTTTATAATTTATTACGTTTCACATAGTCGTTGAAAAGAGCATCATACGCCGTTGGGTCGGTATTTTGAAGTTCCGCCAATGCGTCCGGGTTCTCATCTTGCAATTCCTCAAAAGTTTTGCCTTGATGGGTCACTTTGCCAGCCGATGCCGATGCACCGCCATTGCTAGGTGGTTTCACATCCAATTTTTTGACTACCTGCAATTCTTCAAGTGATGCACTGGCCGTCTCAAAGTCTGCATTGAGCATCTTTTCCCAATTCGGGCGCATGTCAGCCGTAATGCGTTTGTCGGCAATGGCTTTATCCAATACCGCTTTTATGTCCTTAGCCTTTTGCTCTTTTTCCTTTTGGGCAATGCTGGCCTGCAATTCGGCAAGGTCTTTTGTGGCCTTAACACCGTTTGCAATGGCTGTGTTTACTTCCGCCTCACTTGCACTTTCGGGCAAACCGAGGGCTTTTGCTGTCGCTTTTAAATCCATTTCGTTTTCTTCTTTTTCATTAATATTTATTGTTGGAATCTTTGATGCAGGACAGCCACATGCCGAAATTAAGGCGGTTGTGTGCGCTCCTATCTTTGCTTTTTCTTTGATAGAAACTATAAAACCGTTGTCTTTAGCCTCTTGGGCTGTCATCCACCAGTCGCCAGCATTCCACTGGGTTTCGAGTATCGTGCTATCCGTTGCTTTTTCTTTGTATGTGTTAAAATATTGGCTCTCAATATCTCTTATCAGCTTTAAATAAGATGCTATTTCATTGGCCGTACCCCATGTGCCGCCCGCGGGTTTGTGAATCATAAACATGCCATTTTCGGGCATGGTAAACGATTCGCAAAACATAGCGATACGCGTATAGGCACTAGCCACGAGCGTACCACCATAGCCCGTAACTTTGCCCGTGAAAACTGATAAAATATTGACTATTTCCTCCGCATCGAAACAAGAACCGCCCGGACCATTAAGATATAAATGGGCGTCTGTTATTCCTTGCTCTACAATTGCGTCTACTGTGCGACGGAATTGCTCGGAATCAGTATCCCAACCGATTGTGCCGGTTATGCGTATTAAGGCCTTTTGGCCTTGTGTCGATGCGTGTATATTGAAAGGTATTTTTTCCATTTACATAACAATTCTGTTTTCTTGTTTTTGCACACTTCGTGCTATTGTCAGTACAAAGATGTCGGTTATGTAAGTGCCTGAAAAATAATGACGCAAGGCTTGCGTCAATTCTTTTTGTGGGTGTTTTTATGGTGCATCTTTGTGTTAAAATACGGACTGATTATGAGTGATTTTGAGCAAGTGGAAAAACCCGATTATGATAAACTAAAGCGTACTGCTTATGAACTCGTTGTGGAGCAAGGCAAAACGCAAAAAGAAGCTGCATTGATATTGCGTGTCAGTGAAAAAGCTGTATCCGATTGGGCAACCGAAAATGATTTGTCATGGAAAGATTTACGAAAACTAAGGCAATCATCTACAAATACCGCTCGTGAGAATATACAACGTATAATCAGTTTGTTATCGGACAAACGGCTGAGATTGGAATATCAAATAAATGAGGCGCGCGATGCTGGAGATACAGACCTTGAATTGAGATTAAGAAAAGAGGCAAACCAGGCATCCAACGAAATGGCATATAACAACAAAGCATTGGTGGAAATCAACAAAGAAAAAGGGGTTACACTGGGGCAATATGTTGATGTATTTGATGACATATTTAGTGCCATGAGAGCATTTGACCCCGATTTATTTGAAACGACCATCAATTTTCAGAGCGTCCATTTACGCAAAAAATCCAATGAGTTAGGCTAATGGCACGCAATCAGAGGAAAAGGGATAAAGAGAAAGTAGATGCCTATTTAAGCAAGTTAGACATTGCACGTACGGCGACATCGGTTGATGCTTTTGAAACATTGACCGATAAGATAAACCGTATTCATAAGGCAAAAACGGATGTAAAATATTTCGTTGAAACATACTTGCCTCATTATGCCACGGCCGAAAGTGCCGCCTTTCAATTGGAATTTGCCCAAATGGTTGCCAACGACCCACTTTTCAAAGGTTTTGCCGAATGGGGCCGAGGGCTTGCCAAATCTGTTTGGTGCGATGTCATCATACCTCTTTGGTTATGGGTTCGTGGTGAGGATATTTTCTTTTGTTTGATGTCTGATAGCAAGGAACGAGCCGAGGAACTGCTTTGCGATGTACAAGCCGAATTGGAGGGCAACTCATTACTAATACATGATTTTGGCGAGCAAAAATGTGAGGGCGATTGGGCAATAGGAAATTTCAAAACTATTGACCAACGTTTTATTGGAATGGCTTTTGGTACGAAAAAGAAAGTGCGCGGTATTCGTGTAAAGCAACGCCGCCCGACACTTTGGGTCATTGATGACTTAGAGACCCCCGACACAATATCGAACCCCAAACGGATGCGCAAACAATCCGAAATCATTGAACGTGATGTAATACCGACCATGACGGGGGCACATAGACGTGTGCTTTATGCAAATAATAAATTTGCAAGGGTGATGACACAAACCATGCTGCAAGAAAAACATCCGCACTGGGTTGTTCATCAAATTTGTGCCTACAACAAAGCCACATACAAACCCGCTTGGAATTATTATACGGCCGATTATTACAGAGAGCAAGAAATGGACATGGGAATACCTGCCGCATACGCAGAATATAACCACGAAACCAAATTGGAGGGCAAAAACTTTAGTGAGGACGATATCCAATGGGCGACACTCCCGGACTGGTTCGATTTTAAGATGATTATTGTGCATTGGGATATTGCATATACCGACAATGACACAAGCGACTACAATGCCGTCAAAGCATGGGGCGTGTGCAAAAACAATAAGTTTTGGAAAATAGACTGTTTTGTAAAGCAAGCCAAAATGAATCTCCCATGTGATTGGATGTGTGAGTTTAAAAAGTCATTGCCACAAGGTGTAAATGTATTATTCCAATATGAATCACAATTTTGGAATGAGGAGGTGCAACGAAACATTGACGAGGCCGAGGACCGAAACGATGTAGTCCTTAACATGATGAAAGTGAGCACACCCAAAGTTAATAAACTGGGGCGTATGCTTACAATGGTACCCTATTATAAAAACGGGCGTATCTACTACAATATCAAACTGAAAAGCCACAACGATACACAAGTTGCCATCATGCAGTTGTGTGCCGTAGAAGAGGGCAGCACCGAACATGACGATAGCCCCGATGCAGATAGAGAGGCACTTTCAGCACTCGAAAAATATGTTGCACCCGTCAAAAAGAAAAAGGAGGGCGAAAAGTCGTACCGCGTTGGAAAAATGAAACGTAAAGATTATACACTATGATATATTTGATAAAAGAGGACTTGGTCGAAGTTATCCAAGAAAAATTGTTAGATGACAGTTTACAACTGGATGACACAATAATTGACGGCTTAGAAAAAAAGGCGATTGCATTTGCCGTGTCCTATATATCCGGACGATATAAAGTAGATGAAATATTCGGGGGCACATGGTATGAAGATGACGACACACAACCGACCACATCTATAAAAAGGAGTCCGCTATTGGTGCAATCCATTGCAATGATAGTAGTGTATAGGGCGGTGCGTAGAAATGCCGCCCGTAAAGTGCCAGACGATTACACTGATATATATAAGGAGGCAATCAGAATTTTAGAAAACACACAAAAAGGCTCGCAAAAATTGCCTGGACTACCCGAAAACTCGGGCGATGGAACAAGTAGTGCAAAGCTAATGTATGGTAACACAACAAATGATAATTACTTTTTATAGATGAGAAATATAGTAGATAAGGCAGCAGGTTGGTTACTATCCAAAGCAAGTCGAAACATTGTGGTATCTGAATATCACAAACGCTCGGCTGGTAAGCGTATAGACTATACGCGCCAAGTAACACAACTGAACCGTAAGGAGGTAAAAGATTATATAAATGCGATATCATCAGCAACCGACCCCGATAATCCACGCATGGGCGATTGGTTTCGGTTCCGTCATATTTTCAAAAACGATGACCATTTGATTAGTTGTGTCGAAAATCGGTATATGCCCGTGCAATGTGCCCCCTACAAATTAGTAGATAGTAACGGTGACGAAAACGAGGTCGCAAAAAAACTACTTGAACGTCCATGGATGTTAGACCTTGTTAAAATGGTTGTCTGTGAAAATTTTGAGGGTGTAAAACTCCTTTGCATGTTTGAGACGAACGAAAATGGCGAGCTCAAAGAAATAGAGGAAATACCGCAATCCAATTTTATACCACAAAAGGGTATCATCATAAATGAAGAGTACGACGACCAGGGCACAAGTTATCGCGAGGGCATTTATAAAAATTACTATTTCCAAGTCGGCAACGATTGGAACCTCGGCGATTATTCGGGATTAGCAACTATTGTGCTAGCTAAAAAGTTGGCACTGGGTGCATGGCTGTCATATATTGACAAATACGGTGTGCCTCCCATATTTGCTATTACCGATCGAATGGATGAAACAAGACGGGATGAACTTTTTGAAATGTTGGAAAATTTCCGAATGAATCATTTTGCCGTATTGCAGGGCAATGAAAAAATAGAAACACCACAAGGTTATAATGTGGATGCTTTCAATACTTTCAAATCGTTGATATCAGATATTGCGGACAAAGCAATTAGTAAACGTCTTTTGGGTAGTTCGGGATTGACAGACGAAAAATCATTTGTTGGTTCGGCCGAGGCACAAGAACGCATCTTAAAAATGCGTATTGAGGTTGACAAACTGAAATTCAAATACATATTCAATACCGAGATAAAACCACGGCTAATCAAACTAAGCCCGATATATGCCCCATTGGCAAATCTTGATTTTGAATATGACGAAAGCGAATCATTGACCCTCAAAGAGATATTGGAGGCAATAAAAGACTTATCGCCATACTTTGAATTTGATATTGAGGAATTGATACAAATAACGGGATTACCTATTACCAAAATAAAAAGCATGCTTGGTCTGTCATTCGATGACCCGAAAAAGGAGGAAAAAGACCCATCGAAAGAAACCGACCCTCAAAAAAAAAAAAGGATAAATTAAAAAGTTTCTCTTTGCTTGGACCATTGGCATGGCAAACTCCCAATTTTAAAAATACGGGATTGGTTTATGCAGGCACATGGGATAAGGCATTTGATGAGCTGATAGAGCAAATACGGGAAGGCAAAACCACTGCCAACGATATAGACAAAGAGTTTATATTGAAAACCTATGACCGATTGAACAAAGCGGCTCAAAACGGATATGGTAAAGAGTATTATAGTGATGATGTTTCCCGTAAGATGCGCGAAAACCTTTTACGCTTTGCAACTACCAAAACACACATACAACAAAAGGAATTACAACTTTATAGTGATTCTATTGATAGCAAAAAACAATATGCCGAGGAATCAAAAAAATATCTGAATTTGCAGAATGGGCAATATTTGAATGTGCAGGCGGCTTGGTCGGCAAGGTCTGCCCAGTCAGCAAGGCAATGGGGTGAGTTTATGCGAGACAAAGATATTTACGGATGTCTCAAAGTCCGCACCATGAATGACGGCGATGTAAGACCGGCACATGCTGTTTTGGAGGGTTTTGTTATCAGTTTGGATGATCCCGATATTGACAGATACATTGTGCCGTTCGACCCAAATTGCCGATGCTGGAACGAGCAAACCAGAGACAAACCGAACGACCAAGCCCCGGACTGGGAACCCGACCCACAATGGCAAGGAAACCCGGGGCGAACTGGTGAGGTATTCAATGATGATAATAGTTATAATCAGCAAGTCGAAAACAACGAAACCCGTTTGGAGATACGCAGGCAAGCCGAACTCACAAAACAATACCTGCCCTATAATCGCATCATTAATGTAGGCGAAAACAAAGTATATGTCAATGATTTTGCCGATACCTCGGACATGGAGCAAAACATCGAGGCGGCCAAGAAAATGGCCGAGGCTTTGGAAAAAGATATCTATATACGATATCATGTGGAGGGTGGCATCGTGAAAGGGCATAAAAACCCCGAATTGGGTATCGGTAAAGTCTCAACACTGGGCGACCTCAAAACATACGACGGCACAAGTAAGTTTGAAAACTTTATAAAAAACAACATCAAGAAAGCTAATCATCAAGGGGCACAATATGTTGTTTTGGATGTAAGCAATAAGGCTGATTTGTCCGATATCAATAGACTATTATATAGCACATTGAGAGAAAATAACAAGAATATCAAACGAGTAGTTTTAATAAAAAACAAACAAGTAGTTGAAATAACCCGAAAACAATTGGATAAAAAGGACTTTTCCAAATTAGACCCTATCAAATAAAAAAGAGCAACAAACTAGGGGTCTATCGCTCTTTTCGGGAGATACTCAGTCCTTACGGGCTTTGCATCATTAGACTACAAATATATGAGTTATTTATGGCATCAAGAAACAAACCGCCTAATTTTTCGCTTGTGGCTAAGGAACTTATCGGAAAACGTCCGCGAATGGTAGCCATAGAAGCAATGAAGTTTTTTAAAGATTGTTTCCAAAAGGGAGGTTGGACTGATGAGAGTTTCCAAGAATGGAAAAAGAGGACCAGCCCATTGGGAGGAAAAAAGATATTGATTGGTGGTGCTGGGGCAAATACAATGAACCTCATGCAAAGCATCCGCACATTGGAGGAAAGCGAAAAGCAGGTGCGCACGGGTACTGAATTGATATATGGAGCCACACACAACGAGGGTGCCGAAATAACGGTAACACTCAAAATGAAAAAATATTGGTGGGCAAAGTATTATGAGTTTGCAGGTAAATTGACCAAAACGAAAAACGGCAAAGTCTCAAACTCGGCTAAAAATAGGACTACCAATGCCAAAGCGGAATATTGCAAGCGTATGGCACTTATGAAAGTAGGTAGCAAAATAAAGATTCCGAAACGGCAATTTATTGGAGAAAGTAAAACGTTGCTCAATCAATTTGAAAAGTGGTTTGCTGACCAGATAGACGAATTGAAATGAATTTAAACGACATTTAAATTGTATTTATATTATGCAATATTGGAATGACTTATACAAAGAATTGACAAAAAAGATATCGGATAATTTGCCCGAAATCGAATGGGTGGACCTATGGCATGAGCAAGTTAGCTTTTTGACAGAGGAATTGCCATTTGGCACACCTGCAATATTTCTCGGATTCTCAACGGTAGATATCAGCGACCGAGGCATATTGGTGCAAGATTGCAACACCCAAATAGATATGTATTTGTTTTATGAAACATTTTCGGATACTTATTTCGGTAGTTCCAACCAAGACCGAGCTCTTGAATATCTTAATAGTTTGACGAAACTACATGCCCTTTTCCATGGTAAAAATGGCGACAATTATAGTAGTATGCGGCGTGTGGATATGAGACGGGAGGAAAGCGGCGGGGCTGGGAACTTATATCGTATTTCGTTTCAATGTCTGGTTACTGATTATTCGGCTCAACATCTGTTTGTTGAAAGTGAGAACCCGGATGCACAACTTGAAATAGAAAAAGGCGGCATACCATCGAAAGATGATGCACCGCCCTTGTATGATGTTGATTGAATTATTCTTGAATTTCTTTTTTAAAGACACATAAAAATAATCTTTGTTTTGGACCTGCCGTATATGGTGCGGTTTCAACTGGTTGCATAGATACTAATTCTAATCCTTTTTTTCCAGCTTCTTCTGTTAATATTTGAGCCATTTGTTGTGGACTCTCATATATTAATTCCATTGAATGATATTCAAACTTTTTCATATTATTTAAGGTCTAAAAATGATACTATGTGTTGTTGATTCTGTTAAATTCCCAATATGCCCTTGGTCGTACACTTCTGAATAAAAGGCACTTTCTACAATAATTGTAACGGGTCTTTTAGTATATTTTGGATTGATTGAAATAGTACCATCATCACCAATTGTTGCGTTTTGGTCAGCTGAGAAAGTATTTCCTTTCGGGCTTGTATAAGTACCACCAAGGTTATATGTATATTCGTTTGTAGGTGTCAAATCAAAAAACAAATACACTTTTGCCCCTTTGTCTGCAAATGTTTGCCCGGGACTGTCTGTCTTTTCGTAACGTGTTGTTACTTTCAATACAATGCCATTGCTACCGCTGTTGTCGTCATCGTCGCTATCACTACAAGAATAAAAAGAGAATGAGAGCAACGATACACACATTAAAATAGATAATAATTTTTTCATCTTGTATATACTTCTAATATTATTACATTGTTCAGAGTTCTATTGTTTTTTATTACATCTTCAGCATCTTCTTTTCTAGCGAATTTAATTAAATTCTCATCCCAAAATGTCATTAGACCACCACCCATATAAGCAGCGACTTTTTCATTTTCATGTTTTCTGTAATATTGCTCACTGAAAACATCTTTTATAACATATACTTTTTCCATTTGTCAATATTTTAATTCTTCGATTTATAACTCAAATGTAGATATTTTAATTTCACCCAACAAGAAAGGCGAGCAATTTTGCCCGCCTCATTCTCAATCTCACATAAAACTAAATGTCAATTGAGCTCTTTTTGCCAATTCTTTGGCTGCCTCTCTTATTCTCATTTTTTCTAGTTCTGCCTTGGCTGGTATTTCAAGGTAACTTTGGAACGTCCGCAGCGAAATATGGTATATTGGCTCTATTTCTATATGAAAGAGTTCTTTTTGCGTCACATAACGCCGTTGCTCTCTAAGCACAATATCTTGTATTTCTGCCACTTTTGTATAAAAGTTACGCTTGTTATATGCCATATCCTAAAAATTTTGTATTTTTGCTGATGCCACCCAGCCGTTAACAAAACTTTCAGAGATATGTTAGCGGCTTTTATTTTCCCAGTCTCAAACTTTCCATATATTTGGCCTCCTCCTCTTTTATATATTCGTATATATCTTTCCATGGAGGCAAACCGCCAACCTGCTTATCATCAACATACACATGTGCATAAATCTTGCGTGAATTACTTTGATATTTGACCGTGTTTTCGGGGTGGTTGTCGTTTACCCTATCAAATGGGATATCTTGCTCTTTAAGCCAATTAATGGCTGCCAATTGTTCTTTATCACATCGGCATGTATTGATAATGATATAATGTCCTTCATCTTTCAAAATTTGCATATATTTTCGAGCGTCCGGGCTTATCATTCCGATGGATGGAAACGCCCCCATGTGGAGCGTTCCGTCAAAATCTACTGCTATAATCATTTCTTATTTTTATTAAATTGTTTTTCTAACTTTTCAAAGTGTTTAGTCATTCGCTCGGGCGTTTGATTGCCTCCTTTGTCGTAAAATTGGCTATTCTCACTCTCTTGTGTCGCTGTCTGAGTGCGGACATCATCGTATCGTTCAAACCATCCCATAACCTTGGGCATATCTATTGATTCGTACAATTCGCCATATTTCCCCAATTTAGCCCATTTAAAAACGAGGTATATATCGGCAATCGTGAAATAATAATATGTGTTTACAACCTCAAAAGCTATTTCTTCAATTTGTTCATCTGATAAATGCCGTTTTGCATTTATCATTTTTCGCATTTGGAGCAAATAAGCCATTATTAAATCTTCGATGACTTCATTGCCATAATCGCGTCTTATAATGGCCAGACTAGGGCACAAATCACGATTAGAAGCTAATGCCAAAGCGTCGCCAACACTTCTTACATGTTGCAACTCACGACTTAAAACGGCGGGAGTTAGCACGCTGGGCAAGTTTGCTTTCGAGACTGTCGCCAGTTTGTTGTTGTCCGTTTCCATTTTGTGTAATGCTTGCCACTATTTCGTTAAACTTATTATTAATCACCGTGAGAGAAAAAGCGTTTTGTTTATACCAGTCGGGCAATTTTATAATCAAAAATATAAACGAACCATGCAACAACTCATCGCTTTTGCTTGGTTGTCTATCTTTCAATTTGCCGATTATTGAGGCTAGAGACCTGCCATCCTTTGCCTCGAAAGAATAATCTATACCGGTATGTTTTTTGTATGCTTCTAGGAACGTATCGCGACATTGAACAAAGAGTGTTTTTTCTTTCTCTTTGTTTGGTTGCTCATATTCAACACCCAATGAAGCGGCGAGCGCTTCACGCAATTGTGCCTTGCTCGCCTTTTGGTTATTGAGTATTTTGATTTGCTGCTCTTTAGTCATAATTTAAACATGGTTTAAATCGTTATTAAATCAATCCTTTGTTTTGTCGGGTGCATGATATGGGAATACATCCATTATTGTGGTTTCTGACAAACCTGCTATCGAGTAGTCTGCCATTGTACCCTCCGCCTTGTTTAAGCACCGCAAGGGCGTTGTCAATGTCGGTAGCTTGCACTAACATGTTTGTCCTTGTTAGTTTTTCGGCACCCGTTTTCTCGTTCATGCCCACAAATTGGATTTTGGCTTTCCAAAATCGATCGCCATTTTCGTTAAAAAACAACTCGGCTATTTTTAGCCGCCGTACACTGGCAATTGTAAATTCGCCACTGATATAGGGCTTCAGCTCTTCAATAGCTCGTGCCTCAGCCTCGGCATACGAAAGGGCATCAACCAAATACGGCACTGTTACTTTCTTTTGCATGCCATTTTCCATCGTTTTTTCATACGTCGCTTTTACTTCAAACCAATTCATAATGTCAATATTTTAAATTATCAATCTATTTTCTCGAAAATCACATTTTTACCATCTAAACGGGTATTACCATCGCATGAAATATTATTGCAAGAAAACTCATTAAACACACATCTATTGCAACCACTTTCACACTCAACAACTCTAAACTTTAAGTTTATTTCTTTTCCTATTTCTGTGTCTGAAAACAACATATCCATAATGTCAATATTTATAGTCTGTTAAAACTTATTTCAACTTTACGCCATACCTCGCGTTCATCTTTGCGAGAAAAATAGAAGTTTGTAGCCGTACCCTCCACAATATTGGATTCCTTGAATAGTTGCATGATTGCACTATATTCGGCATCGTTAAAATCCGATTCCAATTGATATAATTTGCTGATAGACTTATAATCCAAATCTCCTTGCTGGTTACGCTCCAAAAGTGTCATTCCTAACTGATACATCGGGTCGCTTGTGCCTTTTTCCGAGTCCTCAATCCATTTTTCCAAAAACTCCATTAAGCGACTGGCAGCTACATCGGCGCGCTCATCAAACTTTTTAACCTTGTTTGTTTTTACCTCAATTCTGAAATCGGCCTCGCTTACTTGATAGCTCAATTGATTTTCACGGCGCAATTGTCCGTATTCTCTCATAATGTCAAAAAAGGCGGATGATTCATCGGTTACAAACTGATGAAGTGCCAACACGTCGCCCTCCATGGCTAGAACTTTCTCACTAATTCGTTGCACATGGTCTTTTCTGATACCCTCATAGGCATCACGGCGTTTATTGTTTTTCTCTGTTTGCTCCTTTTGCAAACTAGCGAGCAAAGCCGTTTTTTGCTCCGATGTCAATAATGACACATCAACTGGTAGTGCTTCTTTTTCTTGGTTCATAATTCTGTTTTTATTAAATTATATAATCTGATTTTCCATAATTTCCCGAAACATGTTCGCCTTTCATATTTGCCAATTTGATATTTAAAGCATGATAAATACTTATGCACTTTGACCAAGCAGCCATTGGTATAGGATGTGCCAATACCCATTCTAGCTCATCAATTCGCTTTTCTACATCTGTTATTGTCAATTCCTTTTTCATTCCAAAATCTTTTTAAATACACTATTGACCCATTCCTCGCCCTCAATACTCTCTATTTTCTTGATGCCTGCAATTAGTTGCGATTCGGTAGCATGATTCAAGTTCCTAACCCCACCACATGCACGGCATGCCATTGTATAGGCTTTCTTTTTGTCATATTCTCGCTTTGCATGTTTACATATCTGACGGATAAGATAGAATAGCTTTTTGCGTTGTTTATCCATTCGTGTAGTCTCTTTGCTTGGTTGCTTGATGCTTTCGTCCAATGCTTTGCATAAATGTTGCAATTCATCTACATGTAAGTCTTTGCTAGTATTCACACGATAGTTGTTTTCTAGTATCTCGCGTTTTTCCTCGTCTGTCATTCCAATTTTTCCGCACAAAGTGTGATACTTTTTGATGAGACCTGCTTTTTGTCTGTCAATTGTTGTTTTCATAACTTTTTGAGCCATTGGTTATAAATTCTACTTGCAACCTGGGCAACCATCACGGGAGGAACTGACATGCCAATTACATAATTGGTTGGATTGCCTCCAAAATCATAATCTTTCGGGTATGTCCCGGACTCACACAATTCGTCAAAATTTCGATAGCGTGGATAGTCAAATAATAAGGCGTTATCATTGGCCGTAACCGTATTGGACACTCTATCCATGTACAAAAAGCGATAGTTAAATTGTGCATTCGGATTGCGTCCAAGTCGGGCACTACATGCCGCCATATCCAAATCTCCATGTATTTTCGCATCCCAAAGTTGTTTGTAATGGTCGGTCAATGGTCTATCTGTATAATCGTGGAATATCTCTCTAAATGGTATCTCTGGTTCGTCAAATTCGAGGTCGATTGTAGGTCGCTCGGTGAACATATCCACTTGCTCCAAAAATGGACCTGCCAAATCTTTTCTCAATCCGATAAAAAACACGCGCTCTCTTTTTTGAGGTACACCCATTTTTGAGGCATTGAGCAAAAAATGTTGTACATAGTAGCCTGCATTTTCTAATTCCTCATATACTTTTATCACATAGTCTATTGCAGGACCTTGCAACATTCCTTTCACATTCTCGGCAATCACAACTTTTGGTTGCAAGCGTTTTGCGAGGTCTATAAAATCGAAAAACAATGTATCAAGGACTTGTTCTTGCTGACCCTCACGAAACTTTTTCTTTTTGCCCCAATCTTTTTCTCTGTTACCACACATTGAGAATGTGCTGCATGGTGGCGAACCGTCCAATATATCAAGCTCGTAAAGCTCTTTTGGCAGGTCCTCCATATTCTTAAATTCTTGGATGGGAGCAAGAAACGGATATTTCGGATTATGATTTTTCATGTACACATCCATCATACGATGGTCAATCTCATTGCATCCGATAACATCGAACCCTGCCAACTTATAACCCATCGTGCTACCGCCACCACATGCAAAGCATGAAAAAACTTTGCCTTTATCTTTTGTGAAAGTTGCATCTTTCAATTTCCAATCGTATTTGAACATCGTTTTTTTTTTTTTAATCGTTAATAGAAAATAAACTTAACAAATGGGTCTGTGACCCTTATTTACTCTGACCTAACCAATATCTATCTGCATATTCCTTGTGTACATCTATGTACCCGTCACCCTCATATCTTGTTTCTATAAAAGCGCGCCGACCCTCCACTCGGATTACTACATTGGCATCACGCATTATAAATTGGGCTACCTCGCCATCCATCTGACGACCTTTCACATGGCTTATGTATATGATTATCTTATTCTTGAATTTCTCTTTGAGGGCTTTGTATTCATCTTGTTTAATGTTTAGAAATTGAATAGAATCGACAAAAACAAACCCGGGCGATTTATGGGCTTCAAGCCTTGCCTCCATTTCCTCCAACGATTCTTTTTCCATCAATACTTTGCCTTTAACTTCTTTCATTCCTACTCGCTTGTAGGCTGTTTGCATAGATTTACTCAAGCCCTCCTCCACGGAATTGTAATACACACGGTCAAACTTTGTCAGATATTTGGCAAGCATCATACAAAAGGTAGTTTTCCCGTTCTTGGTCGGTCCCGATATTATCCAAGTACCGGTTTTCTCTGGTCGTCCTATTGCTTTTAGCCACTCGCCGTCAAAATCCAGCTCGTTAAACTTTGCATTGAGAACTTCGGTAACAGAGAAAGCCCGCCTAACTTTTATTTTTGCTTTTTCCTCACTCATTTTGATAATTCCGTATAAATTCGTCTTAAACTTGGTGTGCCGTCATTCATGGTTCTTTTTCCTTTGCTAGTTTGCAGTTCGGTACTTTCACCCATGGTTTTGCGCAACAATTCTTTTACATTCGTGTCATCCTTTGCATTGGCTTTGATTATCATTGCAGCGGTCACCATCAAAGTATTTTGTTTTTCCTCGGATGTCTTTTGTGGCATTCCTCCATATTTTTTTCCGAATCGTGAAAATATTTCGGTATAGCCCACTTTCTTGCCCTCTATTGCTCGTATCATTTTGGCTTTTAGTCCATCAGCTCCAAGCATATAAAATGCACATTGATATTCCGTGCCATTGTAAAGAGCTTTTATTTCTAAAAAAGCGTCATATTGCAGGTCGCCCGCTTCATCCAGTATGATTAAAGGTTTGTCTAGTGTTTTGAGATAATATATAAGGTCCTCATACACATCGGCATATTTCCCCGTGCTGTCAATCCCAAATTCTTTTGCTATGTATCTGATAAACTTTTGCTTACTCTTTACTTGGCTACAATCTACATATACCACGTTTTTATTGTTGGCGGCATAGTATTTCGCTGCAAATGTTTTTCCGATATCGCTAACATCACAGAATAAAGAGCAAACACTTTCTTTCTGACATTTAGCCATTTGGGCTGTTATATATTGAAATATAGGTGTGTCTGCTTTTTGCCAAACCCTACTTTTCGTCAAGTTGATACCGACACGGCGTGCCAATGTTACCCACTTGGTCTCATTCAATACTTTGTCTAAATCTCCTTTTTTGATGCGGTTATAGACACTTTTGTTGATTCCGAGGCTGATTGCATATTGAGTGTCGTTTCCTTGGAAATTTACACGCTGGGCGAGCAATGCCGCCACTATTTCTTGTTTAATCTTATCAGTTATCATGACTATATCGTTTTTTATTGTTATCAGATAGTTTGTTTAATAAATAGGTCTGCGACCTTTAAAGGTTTTCCACTGCCATTTTCGACCAATCAATATCCTCATGGTCCACATCTTCATAAAGTGGTGTATCTGTATATTCGGCTTGTTTTTCGGGGGTGGGTATATCTGCCAATTCTTGGCTCAATTCACTATCCATGCAACCGATTTGTGGTATATCTACTCTATTTTCTTTTATGAATTTATCAAATGTCGATAGACGTTTGTTTTGATGTAGCATGCCCGCTTGGTCCTCCTCGGTACGTTCAATTGCATTTTCATTATAAGAAAACTCGGAACGGTTAATTGCCTCACCTATATATGTATCTCCTTGGTAGATATATACATTAGCTATATTTCCGCTTTCCTCGGGCAACCAATATGCCACTACATTTCTGTTATTGGGTTTTAAGCGTTTTAGTGCATTAAAATCAACTAACTCAAAGGCTTCATTTGCACACATCACAAAGTCATTATTTCGTATGGATGTTTCAGTCTCATTGCCGATGTGCTGATATAATGCCCAATGTTCTATTGGTTGTAGCTTTTTATTGACTTGGGTTAATAGAACATCTTTACGTGTCATGCCCGGATAGCGTTTTTGCAATGGGTGCAATTCATTATTATGTTTTTCTATATCCGCTAGGTCATCGGCAACGATTGTTTGGGGTTGGTAGGTCGGTTCTATAAAATCGCCCGATACTTTATTTCTAACTGAGCGCCAAGCCTCATGTTTTGCATACCAACGTCCACGGGTGTGCCCCTCTTTTTTTGCAGTACCGTATTTTAATGACTTGATCTTGTGTTCGGCTCGTTTTTCGGTCGGGCTTTGGCAAAAACGGACAAACGGGAACATATCATTTAACCAATCAATATCTTTCATCAAGTGGTTCTCAACTTCCAATTCGCCCGGCATGGGTAAGTTTAATTGTGTCAGTTCACAAAACATATTTCTAAATGCCTCATGCACTGTGTCAAGATTCGGCTTGCCCACGATATAAGCAGGGCGGAAATAATAACCCGAAACAACATCGACGGCAATATACTTCATCACCCAGCCACGAACGCTTTTACGGCTCAATGCCACGTCATCCATCGAAATTTTAGATAACGAAAAATTGCCCAATTTTCTATGTTGTTTCGGTCTGTGAGTGTTCACATAGTCAAAATTTCCGTTTCGGTCGGCGTACACGCTTGTATTGTTCACTACATCTTTTAGGTAGTTCCAAATCGTGGCCTCGCTAACTTCAAGTGCTCGTCCTTTGTGTCTAAAATCTTCGGGACGGAATATCTCACCTGTTTTTTTATCAAACAATTCTTTATCACCTGCCACCCATTCGAGATACAGCTCATGCACACGTCGTATAAATGGTTTGTCATTGGTCCGCCACAAAGCAAGAAAGAGCTTTGCCATAGACACCGATACCACTCGTGCATTGTCATTTCCCGTACGATTGTCTATTATTGCCATATAACCACCGTTTAAATAGTGTTTAAATAGCCTTTCAAGACTTCTTTTATTCTTATAGGCGGTACAAGCATATTCTTTGCCCGATGCCATTTCCAGCATCCAATCTTTGGCATGCGTCCAAAACTCACCCATATTAATGCGTCTGTTATTTCTTGCGCGCACTTCGGTTTGGCTTTCCAAACCCTTTTTTATAGCATTCAGCAACGAGGCTTTATTTACATATTCAGTCACTTTTTCGGGTTCCAAAGTGGTGCCATCGGGTTTTCTATATTTGGTTGTAAAATAGGTGCGTGCCTCGGTGTCTAGTGTAACCTCAAACAAAGAGTTACTTATTATTTTGCTTTCATCGGGTTTGCCATAAAAAGCCTCAATAACACTTTTTCGTTCGGGACGTTTAATGCTGTTTACATCTATAAGAGTATTGCCATACCATGAGCGGCTAATTATTTCTAAATAACCACGTTTAGAGTCATTTTTGAATTGCGCCTCAGTCAGTCCAGCTCTTATCCAGTCATTGACTGTGATTGCCACCTTTCCATCTACTATTTGATATGCCATTGTTATATTTATTTTGCTTTTTTGCTCCCATGTCAGAACTCGAACCGACTGCAAGGCCTCACATTACGTGCTTACCTTTTGGGAAAATGATTAACTTTGAACTGTCTAATTTTTAAAATCAATCATTATGGAAAAAATTATTACTGAAAAGTCTGATATGAGTGTTGGTGGTTGGGGTGCTAGTGAAGAAAAATCTTTTCTCATACCTTTTCCCGAAATTCAAAAACATCTTGACGAGGGTTGGAGAATCAAACAAATGTTCGTTAACCCTTATGGTGTCAATGGAACCAACAAAGCAACTGACCTTGTAATAACGGTTCATTTAGAGAGGCTTTAAACCCACTGTTTTTATACAGTCCAATGTTACAGTCCATTTGTAAACAAGGATGCCTACGAATCTCACTTCAGTTATTATTATATCTTTTGTGCTACCTAAGTAGACATCCTTTCTTATAATTCCTTTTTTCATAATTTTATTTATTTATCAGTTTATCAATCCGTTGTTCAAATCTTTCCATTTCCTTTTCTACCTCTTTTTTGTTTTTGTTTAGCAAATGAGAGGCAAAACCAAACCACCCGACAATGCAAAATGCAATTACTGGGTCATCTCCAGCGTAACAGAGTGGCACCCATGCAAAAAGCCAATTAATAATTATGAGTTTTACGTTCATAGCTCAGTTATTAAATCATTTACTTGTGATTCTGTCAATACCGCAGATGTCCTGCAACTCCCTATCAATCCCTCAAACAGATAGCCGTTTATTGTCTCATACTTATATACCACACGTTCAATAACATCACTACCTCGATAGGCATATTCTTTGTTTTTTATCAATTCATTTGCATTCATAAGGTTACTTTTGTTTCACGATTAATAATTGCCAACAGATCCACGGCATCCGTCACAATTTTCACAGCCAACACAGAGTTGCGTTCTCGATTACCGGTTAGAATTTTGGTCACATAGTCGGCAGTACAATTGTGTTTGCGAGCTATTGTGGACAATTTCAAGTCTCGAAGCTCATCCGTTGTAAAAATTTTTGTCTGCAT